CCATAGCTTGTTGTTTTCTAAGGCGTTTTGCCTCTGCTGAGGCTTTTCCAGCTAGTGCTTTCTGACTTGTGTTTTGATGATAGCTGTAAATAACAGCCTCGCACCTGTCGTGATACCAGCCTAATTTTGCAGATGTGAAAAACTCTTTTAACACCTGTTTAACGGCTGTTGATTCTTCGTTGGAATTTGCTAATATACGCCTGCATAAAAGTGCAACATCTGTGTTTAGAGGCTGTTCGGTGTCGTAATACAGGTCTAACAAGTCTCTGTATACGCTTCGCTCAATACGGGTCAGGTGGCGAGTAGCGCCGTTAAAATCACCTATGTGATGCGGGTAATGCTTCATATTAAACCGCCCTCCGCATAAGCCAAAATGCTCAAGACTAAAAAACGTTCGCCTTTATTGTTTTTAGCAAGCCTCCCCGCCTCTTGCAAGGCTTTTTCTTTAGTGTCGTGATAGTAGGCAAAACGAAATGAACGTTTTTGCCTAGCTTGACGCATGACAACAAATTTATTCGAAATGTCTTGTAGTGGGGTTTCGCCAATAATTTTGGCTTTGTTTAGGGCTAGTGTAGCCATGTGTGTTACCTCTGGTTCGGTCTTTGGTACTTAAAAAAACACAGTCGGCAGGCGTGTACCAGATACGCTTTTCGGCAACAGGAGCAACCCTGTAGCCTAGCCGTGTGCATTCATTATAACGCTTTTTTGCGTTTCTTATTAGTCACTGCAACCAACTGGATAAAGCTCTGAAATTAGCTTGTATCGCGCAGTTGTCGCGTCAGCAATGACAGCGTGCAGCCAATGGATGGCCGCTTCGTCTGTAGTGGGCTTGCGGCTTAGAAGTGCCTTAAGGTCTTCAATGTAGTTTTCTAATGTATTCATACTCAATTGTGAGTACAGGAAATTATTTTCGTAAATAGGGGTAAACACCTAGATAAAACGTGTTTTTTCTGGGTTAAGATGACCTCGTCAGCAACACAAACAGGAGTTAGAAATGAGACAACTTTATTCAGTAAATCACCAAGGCGCAGAGAAGATAGCTGCTTTGGTCAGCAAGCTCAGTGACGAGTACATTGACGCGATGTTAGACCTTGAAGAAAAGATGGAGTCTGGCAACCAGACCACCATCTTAATCAACGGCCAAGAGTTAACACTTGGCGCTGAAGACTTTGACGAAATCAAAATTGCATATTAGGAGAAAATAATGTCGATACAGCAAATTGCTATTGAGAAAGCCATCACGCTGCTTGCCGCAAGTGGTGCTTTGTTTCATGTGAAACACGGGGATAAAGAGTGGGGTGAACCGGTCAATAAGTTGAATCTTAAGTTTGGTTCTAAGTACCCGAGAGGCGCAATGACTTCGCATATTGCCCAAAACGCACAAAATGTAAAAGTTGGCGATGTTGTTTGCATACCGTATGCCGAATTTGATGCAAAAACACTCTCTAACGCAACGACTGGTTATTTGAGCAACCGTTGGGGAAATGGCTCTTATATATCATCTCGCGCACCCCTTGGAATTGAAGTATTGAGGTTGAAATGAACAAAATAGCACAGGCTTTTGTAGCCGCCAAACGTGAATTTGCACCAGCCCTGAAGACATCAACCAACCCACATTTCAAGAGCCGCTACGCTGACTTAGCAGGCTGCCTCGAAGCAGTCAATGAGGCTTTGCTGGCTAATGGCATTGCGCTGTACCAGGAGACCAGCGAAGACAGCACCGGCGTGACAGTTGAAACCGTGTTCTTGCATGAATCAGGCGAGACACTGCGAGGCGGCAAGCTCCACGTGCCTGCTAGCAAACAAGACCCCCAGGGATACGGTTCGGCACTTACATATGCCAGACGCTACTCGGTAATGGCGGCTTGCGGCATAGCGGCAGAGGACGATGATGGTAATGCGGCAACCAAGGCTAAGCCATCCAAGCCAGCGGTAAAGCAAATCAGCGAGCAAGACTTAAACCTGGCGCTTAATAGCGTTGCACACGCTCAAACGCTAGACGACCTAAAGAGCGTTTACACAGAGGCAATTAAGTTTTGTGGCTCAGACGATGCGGCCAAGGCTCACGTTATTGCGTCAAAGAACCAACGCAAAGAGGAGTTGTCAGCATGAGCGAACAAGGCACAAAAGAATGGTTTGCAAACCGCATAGGCCAAGTTACCGCCAGCCGTGTAGCTGACCTCATGGCTAAAACCAAGTCGGGTTACTCAGCCAGCCGTGACAACTACATGGCGCAATTAGTGTGTGAGTTGGTCACAGGCCAGCGCGAGGAGTCTTACAGCAACGCATCGATGGCATGGGGTAATGAGCAAGAACCTTTTGCACGCGCAGCATACGAGGCCAAGGCAAACGTTTTGGTTGACGAAGTAGGGTTCATACTCCATCCGACAATTGCAGGCTGTGGAGCTTCACCTGATGGCCTAGTGGGTGACAGTGGCCTGGTTGAGATTAAATGCCCAAACACCAACACCGCACTAGAGGCTTGGTTGAAGTGGTCGGACGACAAGAATCCGGTAACTAGCAAGTACAACACCCAAATGCAAATGCAGATGGCGTGTACTAGCCGAAAGTGGTGCGACTACGTTATCTATGACCCTCGAATGCCCGAAAAAGCTCAGTTGTTGGTTGTGCGTGTAGACCGCGACGATGCTTTTATTGCAGAGATGGAACTGGAAATAACACGGTTTATTGAGGAGCTAAACAAAAAAGTAGTCAAGCTAAAAGCTGCAATGGAGGCGTTATGAGTGCAATTTATCAAATCCAAAAAGATTTAATGTCTGGCAAGTCGATAACACCTTTGCAGGCTTTAAATAAATACGGCTGTTTTAGACTGGCTGCTGCAATCCATAAGTTACGCAAAGAAGGAATGGCAATAGAGACAGAATACGTCACACAAAACGGCAAAACGTTTGCAAAATATTTTTTAACCACCGAGGAATAATCAAATGGCATATGAACAACGCGACAACTCAGGCTCACTTTTCAAAAATGACCGCAAAGAAAAAGAGACCCACCCAGAATACAAAGGCACTTGCATGGTTGGTGGCGTAGAAATGTGGATGAGCGCGTGGCTAAAGACTGGTGCAAACGGCACTAAGTTTATGTCGTTCAGCTTCCAGCCCAAAGAACAACAGCAAGCGCCAGCACGTCAAACACTACCGCGTCAAACGCCACAAGCAGAGCCAATGCTTGATGATTTTTTGCCGTTTTAAGAGGTGGCTATGTGGCCTTACATATTTGTCGCGTGGATAATATCAGCGTGGTTGACACATATCATCACCTGCCTGCTGGACGGCTCGTGGGGCTTTCTAATAGCAGGTGCGCTGTTGTTCCCAATCGCCTGGGTACACGGCACGCTAATCTGGTTTCAATAGGAGTAAATAATGGAAAAAGAACTTAAAGAGTATGTCAGCTTGCGCGTACCAAAGCCACTGCACACCAAACTGGTTTCCCTAGCAAGGCAAAATGAGCGCTCGTTGACTGCGCAAATCGTGTTTTTGCTCAAAAAATCAATAGGGTAAACACCTAGAAAAATAACTTAATAAACCTCCTGTTTGGCCTGTCTTTGTGTGTAGAATAAACACATACCAACCAAACAGGAGAAAGCAAAATGGACTTTAATAGTCAAGACGAATACGAGGAATACCTAGAATCTCGCCAAGAGCGTGAAGACTGGGAACACGAGCAACATGACGTTGAGAAAGACCGCAACAATGAGCAATAAACTTTTAGCCAGCATTGGCTTATCCTCTTACACCGAACTTGCAGTAATTGTCGCTGTAGCGATTGCCGTTGCATACGGCCTGCTTTTGGAGTTGTCAAAATGAGCGCAACAGGAAACGTAAACCCAACCAGGTACACTGGTGACTTCAAATCTACGCTTGAGCCACGCGACTTCAGTTCAACTCCTGTTCGAGCTGGCAGCGAGGAAAACCTAGCTTTCCCGTCTCGGGTTGGCAGGTGGTTGTTTTACCGTGATGGCCGAAAGGTGCTTGTGAAATGATTTACAACACAGGAAAAGTGCAAATTGGCCTGCGCTACAAGCCACCAGTACGACCTGCGGATATTGGCCGTGACATGATGCTTTTGCAAACAGCGTTATTGGCCAAACCAAAGACGCTGTGGCAACGCATTGCCCGTTGGCTGGAAATGGATTTATGAACTGCCCCGAATGCAATGGTTGGTGCGAGGTCAAAGAGACTCGCCAGCGGGCAAACGGGTCTACATACAGGCGTTACGTGTGCGCCAACGGTCACCTCTTTTCAACAAAAGAAGTGGTCGTTGCGGGTCGGTCAAAGAATCCCGTTGGAGTATTGAGTGCGCCCGTTAACCCGCCGCGCAGTAAGAGTCTGGCACTTTAGGTCTGCCTCGTCATAAGAACAGTGAACCCATCCTGACTCTGGGTCGCCATTGTAGAACTCAAGTATCAGTTGCGTATAAGTTAGCGAGTCTCGGATGTATATAGCTAACTCGCGGTTATCCATCCCAAGCGCCTCAAAATCGGCTGCGTACCCAAAGCAGTGATGCGAGTTTGTGCTGCCACCAATCGCTTTATTTACCTCCGGCGAACGGTAGCCGCTTGTAACAATGACTGGGCCGAACTTGTCGCGCAAGGGTTGCAGGATGTTGTCAGTCAATGCTTGCAACTTTTCAATGACAAGCGCAGATGGGGTGTTAAATATGCCGTTGCGAGTTGCCGCCTCAGACTTGGTAAGTTCGTTCAGCGAGAAGTTTGCGGACAGCTTCATATAAAATCGTCTTTCTTTATTTCTATGCAGACAAGTTTAAAACTTGCAACATCTAAGTCTGTGGCCAGCTTTTGTCTGACCGCGTAATTCGTCGCCTCGCACTGGCTGGCTGTCGCTGTTAAGCTGCCGTTGGCAAACCCGCAATTGCCGCCACTGAGACAAATAAAAACAACAGGCAACCAAAAAGACATAACGTACTCCAGATTATTTCTTTGCTTTCATGTCAATGATTTTCTCAAGCGTTCGGCCGCCAAAATAAAACGACATGATTAGCATACCCCACTGGCCGAGAAGCTCAATGTAGGCTGAATTTGCGTCAAGACCGAATGCTGACATCATGGCGAACGTGAAATAGCCCACTAGGATGGCTAGGAGGGTCATAGGGCGTATATTCTTTGACAGCCAACTGTCACTACCCATATCGGATTTCAGGCGCTCTGTGAGGTTTCCTTGCTCCGTTTTGTAGAGGTCGGTTTCATTGGCCATCTTTGCCAGCTCACCGCTTTGCACAAGTGCTGCTAGTTCCAGCTGCGCATTAGCCTTGGCCGTTGGGTCTGGGATAAGTTTGTCAATCAGCTTGCCGCCAATTTCAAGTAGTCCAGCTAGTGCAATCATTTTTTTGGTGGCTTTTTGTTTTTGGCTTTTCGCATATTGCGAACTGGTAGTGGTCTAGTCATTAGAATCGCCCTTTCGTTTAAGTATAAAAAGATAAGGTTAAAGTAAAGAATTTAGCAACCATAATAATTAGATTATTCATCCCAAGTCAATACGCCCTCAATCACCATCCCAACTGAAGAAGTGTTGCTTACAGTTTTTGTACCCGTTCCTAGCAACGTCAAAGAAAATGCTGGAGGTTTGGTCGTGTTCATCAAGTTGGTAGGCCATTAAAAAGTCCCCTTTTGTCACTACAATCCATACAAGCAAAGCAATAGCGCCAATGCCTGTTACCCCTAGCAGAAACACTAAAATAACCGTCAGCACGCCTTTAATGGCTAGTTATGCTTACACGCTAACTTATTTCTACTTAGACGCCTACCGAGCCAGCCATATCATCCTGCGTCATGACCCATTCGTAACATTTAGAAAGAAAGTCATTGCCTGTCTGGGCTTCAACTTCTGCTATTGAACAGTGGTAGCGGCGAAACTCAATGTCACGAGTGTCTTCATCAGTTGGTGCAGTCGCATAACCAGCTACATCAATCATAACAGTGTGTCGGCTGTCTGCATCACGAGTACGAGATATAGCCGCTGTAACAATGCGAAAGTAAGCGCCTGTGAATGGCACGCCATACTGTGAGTTAGATAAGTCTTTTTCAATAGCCATTTTGGGTTCCTTTAAGTGTTAATCTTCAGCTTCGCTGGTGGTGATAGATGCGGTCCAGCTTATGGTAGTTGCAGCCTCGCCTGTGACCGTAATAGCCAAGCAGTTATTTGTGTCGTCCGCCGTCAGTGCCATGCCCCAAGATGGGGTGTTATCAAGGACTGTCACGGCAGAATTAACCAGAGTAACTGTACCACTATTGTTGACGATTAAACCCTCCACCTTCCACGCTGCACAGTTAGCTGTTGATGCCTGTTTTCCCACAACAGTACCAGAGAACGCAAAAGCTGTGTTACTCTGTAAGTTGATACCGTTAGTGGTGGCAGCAGTACCGTTTGTCGTGGTCATTTGCTCAGGGGTTGCATCAGCCGTTATCTGACGTAAAAGATTAAAGCCCGTTTGATGGTCAGGGTCTCCGTTTGCAAATGTCAGTTTCCCAACAGAGTTGGAGGTTGCCCCGTTGCCGAGAGAAACTGCGCTTTCGTGAGTGGAGCTTGAGAACGGACCAAAAGCCACTGCGTAGGTTGTAGAGGCTGTCGCAAAGCTACCCCAAGCAAAACTGTTTGTACCAGAGGCTGTTGAACCACTAGAACCCCCTAAAGACGTTGCCGAGATTCCTGAAGCTGTTGCCCCATGCCCGATTGCTTGCGACCCATTTCCCGTAGCCTTAGAAAGCTCCCCAATAGCCACAGAGTTAGCCCCAGTAGCACCATAGGCTGATGCGTTGTTTGCTATAGCTGCTGCGAAGCTGTTTGTGCCAGAGGCGTAGGATTTGGCAATAGCTGTTGCACCAGTCACATTAGAGCCAACTTGCGCTCTACTGCCCAACGCATTTGACTCAGTGCTGCCGGGGTTAACGGTGGCTGAAAACCCTAATGCAATTGAACTAATCCCGTATGCTTGAGAGTACCCGCCTAGAACTATCGCTCTGATATTTGCGGCATTTACGTTTCGGCCGATAGCAATACTGTCCAACCCACTTGAAATACTTTCACTACCTATAGCAACAGCATTAGTACCAGTAGCAGAAGGTGTAGTTGGAGTGACAGGGTTTTCAGCATACAACTCAAGGGCTGTACCACTTGAAATTACAACGTTACCAGAGCCTAAAAGTGTGCCACCGTTTATGGTCTTGATGTTTGTGCCGCTGACTAAGGTTTCTTGGCGAGCATTGGCTTTGTTTGTAGCGTCAGTAGCTGCTGCGTTTTGCACTGCTGTGTCTGCGTTTGCTTGCGCAGTAGAAACGGGTTTGTTAGCATCAGAAGTGTTGTCAACGTTGCCAAGGCCAAGGCTTGCTGCCGTTTGGTCGCCTGTGTTTGTGCCAGCCACATTTGCGTCCGCTTCAACAGTCAAAGTTTTAGGCGTTGCGCCAAGAGTGGCTGTAAATCCCACTAACTGCGAAGTTAGTCCAACCCCAGTAGCACCTGTAGCACCTGTATCACCTTGAGGCCCAGCAACAGTTGAGTCTGCCCCCGTTGCACCAGTTAAGCCTTGAATACCTTGGATGCCTTGGGCACCTGTCTCACCTGTCTCACCCTGAATACCTTGGGTTCCTGTTAAACCTTGGATGCCCTGAGCACCAGCCTCACCCGTCTCACCTTGAATACCTTGAATACCTTGAATACCTTGGATGCCCTGAGCACCTGTAGCCCCTTGGGTTCCTGCATCACCTTGGACGCCCTGAATGCCTGTCTCACCTTGGATGCCCTGAGCACCTGTCTCACCTTGGGCACCTTGGGCGCCAGTCAATCCTGTCTCACCTTGGATGCCCTGAGCACCTGCAACCCCCTGGGCTCCTGTATCACCTTGAGGCCCAGCAACTGTTGAGTCTGCCCCCGTTGCACCTGTCTCACCCTGAATACCTTGGGTTCCTGTGTCACCTGTCAATCCTGTCTCACCTTGGATGCCAGTCTCACCTTGAATGCCTTGGATGCCTTGGGCGCCGGTTAAACCCTGAATACCTTGGACACCTTGCTGCCCAGTAACTCCAGCGGTTAAAATTTCAACGAATTGGTTTTCAACCGTCTCAATAATTGTCACTTGGTCTGTCATCTTGTAACCTCTTTGCTTATTGTGATTGAGCCTTGGGCCAACCTGGTAACAGTGCCGCTGGCGTCTTCTAGCTCAAGGTCGTAAACGCCTGAAAGCCAATCAAGTGCCGATGTTTCATGAGAGGTTAAGCTCAAAGTAATTTTTCCATTTACAGCGTCGATAACGATAGCACCGTTTGAGGTGTTCGCTTCAAGATATATGGTCGCGCTTCTAGCAGTTGGCCTACTCTGAAGCCTTGCGCTATAGCCAGTCAAGTTTATCACCGCTCCTGAGCTGTCTTTCCAGACAAAAACTTTGGCTAATGTTGCGCCTTGCTCAATAGTGAAGTTGTGTGTTACAGCTGTCATTTTTGCACCTAATAAATTTACACGTCGTTAAAAAGTTCCACGCTTTGCAATAATCCAAACTATGCCAACTACAGCAATAAACCCTGTTAAAACTGATATGCCAATCAGTAAGCCATTTACCCACGACCAGACCAACTGCCTGCGCTTGTAGATAGCTAAGGCTTTGTTGCGAACCTCTTGCTCACGCTCGCGTTTTTTTAAAGACTGATATTGCAAAAAATCATCGTATAGTCCTGGGCGTCCTGTGTAGATAAGCACCTCTTTTAACTCAGCTTCAGCTTCACGCAAGGATTCCATTGCCCAAAAAGCATCTGAGTCACTGCCCTTGGTTGATGCCTTTTTTGCAATCTCAGCCTTGAGGCCAAAATACTCCCCCAGCTTTGATGCGCAATCGGCTAGTTCAGAACCATTTTTTAGCGCTGTTTTTACCGCCGCAAAGCATGCATTAGCAACCGCTAATTCAGCCAGCATTACCTGAAGTGACCTAAAGCCCAGGCAAGGGCGCCACCCAACATGCTCGCGATTGTCATGCCCATCCAAAACCCACCGCGCCCTTTGTTTGCCAGGGCAAGCAGCTCTTTAATGTCTGTGTCCATCGACTCCACTTTAGTTGTCAAGTTCTCAACTTGAGCAATCAAACGGCCGTATTGCACTGGGTCGATGTTTTCCATTTAAATATGGTCTCCACTGGGGTCGTAAGGGTCTAACAAAGGTTCAAACCACACCGCTACAGCTTTGCGCCAGCCAGTGCTTGTTGCGTTGTGACGCTTTAAACGAGCAGTTACCGTCATTTCTTTAGGCCACTCAAGCAATAACAACGTTAAAACCATTGCGTTGATTATAAAGTCAACCAGCCACCCCGCAAGCAAAATCGGGTAACCGAACACCATGGCGGTCTTGGTCATCAAGCCAGCATCCTTAACCCTCTTTAAGTTCATTACAGCAAGGTAGAAAATCCAAAGAACGTAGAAGCCAAAGGCGCTAGCTGCAATGTAATAACCTAAGAGGGTAAGATAGTTCATTGAGGATACTTAGCATTTACTTCTACTTTACTCATTAAACCCCTTGTGGCATTGCCGCCTTAATTGCGTCTGCGGTAGTTGCCGCATTGATGGCTGTTTGCATATCGTCATACTTGGTGCGGACAACAGCACGAGCTTCTTCGGCTGCTACGGCTTCTGAGGGAATGGTTGCTTTAATGTCCAGTGGAGCAAACTCAACTAAACGAGCAGCGCGGCGAACATCATGTGCAATGTCTTTGGCTTTACCTATATTCACTGTAATCATGTCATCTCCCATGCGTTGCGAAATGTGCGGTCGGTTGGAATGTCGGAAACGTCCACGATGCTGTAGGGCTTGCCGGCGGGTACGTCTTTGGCTGCAATCTCTTCGATGGTTAAGCCGCAGTCGGCTGGGACAATGATGGCAACGCCACCTTCGTTTGTTTGATAGATAATTCTTTTCATTTGTCTTCCTTTATCTAAAAATATGTACGTTTACTGCTACAAAATCTTCAAAGTTTACGGGATTCATCGTTCTGACTCTCTGTGCCGATACAGTACCTGTATTTTGCCCGAATAGACCGCCTATTCCAAATGCGCCTTCCCCTACTCGGTTACAGGTAGTTACATTAGTAGAATAATTTACATCTTGCATTGCAGTAGCAAAATTAACCGTGTAATCACCAACACCGTTATCTGTAATACTCGACACGTTCCCACTGGCTCGAATCGCCACCGTGCCAGTGCCGTTGAAATTAACCCAAGCCCGACAAGCATAAATAGGTGCAGAGCCTGTGGCGTTTAATGCTGTTTTTATATTTGAAGCATTAGCGGATAAGTTTAATTTGGCATCTGTAACAACTGTGTTATCAATTGTAAAAGTAGCGCCAGAGCCAGAGACGGTAATATCACCTTTATCGCCATCAAACAAGCCAACAACAATGTTGCCAGACCCAAGCAACGATGTGCTGTTTACAGTTTTAATGTTGGTGCCTGAAACTAAATTTGCCTGCACATCAGTACCAATTACAAGGCCAAAGGCGGTTCGTGCCCCTGATGCCGTAGCCGAACCAGTGCCGCCTTGTGCCAACGCAAGGTTAAAAGTATCTGCGGCTTGGTCAAAGCTGCCAACGGTTATCCATGCGTCATTGTCGGCGTTGCGTTGCTTAAGCAGGTTTGGTGCCGCAGATGTATCAACCCACCATTGATGGGCGAACATAGTGGTTGGCTCTGCTGCTCCCGCGTTGTTGCTCGCCAATGCTGGCAGAGCGTTGTTTAAATCCTCACGAAAAGCAGGAAAACCCTGGTTCGCAATGTTCATATCGTGCTGTGACATTAGCTTAACTCCACTCCGTAGCCTTTGGCTACATAATCAAAACTTCGGCTGACAGCCGTACCAGATGAATTTTTAAAAGTTATTGTAAACCCCGTGCGAGACTTTGAGGTGATTTCGTAGTAGTCGCCTGTCTGCATATCCTGGGCGCCAATACCGATTGCAGGCGTTTCCCTAAAGCCTTGCGAAAACGTTACAACCTTTGCGCCAGCACCAGAAACAACATCATTCCCAGATACAGTGCGGTCTGGCATATCTACATTAACGCTCAACTGAGTAACTTTGGGTGTCGCTTGTTGGTCTGTCGTGCTTAACTTGGCTCTAAACTGAATGGCGCGAGCCCTTATGTCAGCAACTGCGAACGATTGCCAAGCCGACCAAGTAGGCGTGCCGCTTGGGTTGTCTTGGGTATGCCTTACCTCTATTTGTACGTCTGTATCGTCAAAAGCGTTTACATCGCCTTCAAAGTCGCCTTGCCGGTCATCAAACAAACCTTCGGCGGAGTCAAACAATACAACATAGTCTAAGCGTGTGTGTTTAACGTAGGCTGTGCAACGTGATATGTAAATTGCGCCCAAGTCAACGGCAGTTGCAAAGTAGTAGTAGCCAAATGCATCTACGTTACCGGAGCCGCCATCAAATAAACCACTTGCGTCATCAAAATTACCCGATACAGCGTCAAACAATAAACTCGTGTTCAGCACCAATGCATCGTCGTCGTCTAACTCTACTGTGTCGTCAAACGTGCCGTTAAAATCTGGCGCTTCGTTTATGGTCTGCACAAAGTTAAGAGACTCAACCGCCGCAATGTTTGTGTCTAAAGCAATACTTGTTGGAGTGATGGATGCCAAGCCTAGCTTATCCACAGCTTTAACAAAGTAAGTTCCGTTTCGTGCTGGCACAAATACAGAAGTTGCTGGGCGAGATACTTTTTGAACAAGAGACACCGAGTTTTCGTAGCTACCACCACTGTCTGGTGATGCGTAGCGAACTCGGTAGTACGACAAGTCAAGGTCTGGAACAGCGCTCCAAGTCAGCAAATATTGATTGCCGATTAGGTTGCCAGTGAGGTTGGTAACGTTCTCAGGTGGTGCAGTCTTGCCAACTACCTGGTGGTCAACGGTTGCCCAGTCAGACTTAACGGCAATGCTGTTTACGGTTCTAGCACGAACCGAGTAAGTCCGGTCATCTTGCACGTTGACTTGCTCAAATACGCTACCGCCAGACTGGCCCATGTTGACCCATTCTGTCGTGCCCTCTAGTTTAGATTGCACCTCAAAACCGATGGAAAAGCTGTTACCACTTGACACTCTGGCAAACAAAACCGCGGTTACATCCTCGTTATATGCCCTCAGTTCATCACTAACCAATAATGTCGGTGGCGTTGTATCAAATGGGTCTGGTAGGTTAGATTGTGCACTGGCAGGCTGCTGTTTGTCGCTGACCCAAGGGTAAACCGCTGCAATGTGTTCAACCATAGAAACAGATACCGTGCCTTCGTAATTCAGCACTAGACGGGTAACGCGGAATTCTTTAGCGTTCCATGCTGGCGTTGGATGCGTGACCGTGACAATATCACCAACCACACAATTTAGCGCCTCAGAGGTGGCTTCTAGCTCCAAACGGATACCAGCAAGCCTAGACGCTAAAACGGCTGTCTTTGCAATGTTGCGCGCTTGGTAGTAGCTTGTAACTGTCGTTAAATTGATTTCCGTACTCAGTTCAATATTTGAATCTTCGGTTAAGTACGTTGTTGCTTGTGCGCTGTCAGCGTCAGGCCATATCACTGCGTCTGCCTGCCAGTTTGTTCCAGGGTTAACAAACTTGGCTGTGACTTTATTGAACTTTGACGACTTGCTAGAGCCGGTCATGCTAAAGCCGCCAATAATGTTGTCGGTCGTAAAATCAAACGTACTAACTTTATCCTTTTCAACAAACAAACGATACTGCCCATTTTGGTAAGGCATGATGCCTTGCATACCAGATAGAAATACTTTAACGTTGTCAAACAACGGTTTACTAGTAAGAATTAAAGCATTACAGGAAAACGCCTTAACTTCATCGCCGCCGTCGTATGCCGGAACAACTACGTCGCAGTCGTTGGCTGCCGCGCTAAATGTTGTGTCGTCAATTACATCTACCGGCAAACCTTTGCCATATCGAGCGTTTGTTAAATAATCACGTAAGCACAATGCTGGATTGCTTGAGTAAGCGGTTGTGCTTGTTCGCGGGTCGTAAACCTTGCGGCCTTCAACTTCAGCGTTAATTGTCGGCAAACCGCTAAATACGTCTGAATTGTAAGTTAGGCGTATGCCGAGGTAAGCAATGCCGTTTAGAGTATCACTAGCACCCCA